TTTTCTAACTTCATTTCTTCAAGTTTAACCTCGATGTTTAAAAGTGTTTTTATTTCGTTTAACATATCATTTGCTTTCATACTATTATATAACGTTTATTAAATTAAAATTTGCATTTTCAGTCTGTTCTTGTTATCACACCAATCCCTTGTGCTTGCATAGAGCCATCACAACAAGAGATAGAATACTTATTGGTATCCCAACATAAACAAGCACGATTGCCACCAATAGGAGACGTCCTACTTGGTATAAATGTTTTGTTGTTTTTAGTTCTCTGCATTAAGTATATCTTTTATCTTACCAAGTAAAATATCATCTTCACTCATTAAGTCTTCTAGTGTTTTATCTTTAGGTGCTTCCATTTTATCTGCAAAGTAACCCTCAATAGAAAAACCTTTAACTTTATTTGATTTAACATATTCATTCCAAACCTCATCATTGTTTACCTTAACACTTCCCATCCAAGTTCCAACAGGTACATCTAAACCATACATTGCTGATTTATCCTGTTCTTTGCTTTCTACTATCCAACTTTCAACTAATGTTAAACCACTTAATACTTCAGAGTGTTCTAGTGTTGAATTGCTTTGGTTTCCTTTCTGTAAGAACATTTGAGATGCTTTTACAATAGTATCTTTTGAAAAGTATATGTAATATTCACCCTCTGCACCATTGCGGTAAATAGGCTTATTTGGTATTAACAATGCACCCATTAGTATTTTCTTTTCTTTGTCTACTTCTGCTAACTTTATTTCTTGGTTCTTTAAAGCAACAAAATCACTTTCAATAGCTGGGCTTTCTACAATAGAAATTGCTTCTACTCCAATATCATCTTGGTCTTCATCTAAAATAAGTTCAATTATCCTCATAAATATATAACGTGTTTAGTTTTTAATTTTGCATTTATATACTTGCACCCTCTATTATGTTACGTTCAAGTTCTTGGCTTGTGGTTACGTCATTTGAAACTACAAAAGCTCTAGTTGGTCTTTGTGTTTGTCCACCTATAGCATCTGCTAATTGTGTTTCACCACTTGCACCTACAACATTAAATGCTGGTGGTATTGGTGCACCACCTCCAGCCCCTGCTGCTGGGTTTGTTCCACCTTTAGCATTACTAGGTGTTGTTTTTAATATATCTTTTACAGACTTAAAACCAATGGCAGCGGTTGTAGCTATGTTTGCTATTTTCACACCAAATTCAAAAGGTGTAACAGTCTTTGTAGCAAGTTCTGCGGTTATACCTTGATATGTATTTATTAATGCAGCAGCTGCAGCGGTAGCCTTACCAGCAGCACTCTGGTCATCAAACAAAGTAGACATATTGCCTAATGTGTTTTTAACCATATTTAGTTGTGCTGCATTTTTTGTTTTTTCATTTTTTTCATCTTTAGCAGCATTAACATCTTTTACACCTTGTATCTTGTTTTCATAAAAAGCTGCAACTTGTGCTTTAGCTATAAAATGAGCTCCTAAATCTTTTAGTTCTTTTAATTTGCGTTCTTTCTCTAATTGTATTTTTTGTATTTCTGTTTCAGCTTCTAAATCTTGTTGCTTCTTTACAAATGCCTTTTGTATTTCTAGTATCTTTTGTAGCTTTTTATCTACAACAACTGGTTCTTCTTTTGCGTCTTTTTTTGCTTCTGCTGTTGCTTCACGTCTTGCTGTTAATAATTCTGTGCTTAATCTTTTTTGTAGGTTAAGTCTTTGGGTTTCTAATTGTATAACACTAGCCTCTAATTGTGCAGCTTCATTTAAGTCTTCTTTGTTACTTTTGGTTAATGAGTTTTCTGTTAACTTGGCTTCTAACCTCAACTTTGCAACTTCTGTTTCTTTTGCTGCGAGTTCTTCACTAATTTTACCAGCTTCTTCTAAAAATTTTATTCTTTCTTTTGCTGTAAAATCTTCTTTATTAACCGACTTTTCTCTTAACCTGGCAATGTCTTGTTCTGCTTGTGCCCTTTCAACAATTAGTTTTCTTGCTGCCTTTTCTGCGTTTGCTCTTTGGTCTGCAATCTTTGCCGCTGCTGCTGCATCTGATGCTACTTCTTCACCAAACTCTTTCACAGCTTCAATAGCACCGCTTACACTATCTGTAATGCTATCAACACCTAGCACAACTTTACCAACGGCATCCGCAGCCACTTTACCAGCTTCTGTAAATTCACCCTCAAAAAGTAAACCAATAGCCTTTCCGATTTGTGGCAATAAGTTTAATAAACCCTCGAACCTAGTTGTAATGTTATCTTTTATAAGATTTGCAAAGTCTTTTATTGCTTGTTGTGGGTTTTCGAAAACACTAATAATACTTTCACCTAAATCTGCTAATAAGTCTAAAAGATTACCAGTAACACTACCGATAACACCCATCATTTTAGCAAACTTGTTTTGGCCCTCCTCACTTCTTGTAAATGCTTCCCTTAATGATGCTAATAATACAATAACTAGCCCAATTCCAGTTGCCATCATAGCAACCTTAACAGATTTTAAACTAACTATTACAGATTGTAACTTTAGTTTTAAACCCTCAAACCCTACCGCTGCCGTACCTACTGCACCACCTACAGCGGTTAAACCACCAGCAGCTGTTGTTGACGCTGTAGCAACTCCACCCATCGCAACACCTGTTTTTGTTGTAGATGCTGAAAGTGAATTGTTACTTTTACTAGCATTGCTATTTGCTTTGTCTAGTTTTTTTGTCGATTTAGTAACATCATCAATGCCTTTTTTAGCACCTTTTGCATTTACCTCTAAATTAATGGTTTTTGTTATTGCCATTTTATTTGTTTTTTAAGTAGTTTTAAACCGTTTTTTAAATTTGTAGGTAACGCATTTTTACCTTGTGCTATCTTTATGTTTTCAGTATCACCATCAACCACTTGCAGCAAGTCAATTATATTCTTAATCATAGTATTGTGTTTAGTAATTCAAATTCTGTTTTACCTGTTGTTAAGTCTGTTTTAAGAGAATTAATCTTGTACCTATCTTGACCTATTTCTATTAAGTCATTTAGTTCTAAATTATAATACACTTTCATAGGTAGGTATGCAGTTACTTTTAACAATCTTCTTCTTAAACTAAATACATCTTGTATGTACTCTTTGTATTCAGTTTCAAATAAAGTATTTGTAAAACCTAATGCATTGTTACCAGCAACTACACTATCTGGTTCGTTTGCTAAATACTCATTAAATTCATTTTGAAAATGTATGTTTGTTTTACTTGTACTTGGTAATAAAGCTAAACTATTTGATGGTATATAATAAGTTGTTATATCAGATACATTAACTGTTGCTGTGTCTCTTATTCTTATTTCAGTACCGCCAGAAATTAAGATAGGATAAAATAATAATGGTTCACCTATATATGGTTGTTGGTTTTCATTTACTGAATAACCCCACTGTACATCTGTTGAGGTTGGCGGTGTTGTACCAGCATCATACAATCTTTCAAACTGCATATGCTCAAATGGTACTTCTATTTTATATGCTTCACTTGGTGCATCAAAAAAATCACCATCTAATGTAAAACCCAAACTACCCCAACCACTATTGGTAAGCTGTTGAAATTGCTTTGCTAAAAATGTACCTAAACCTTTGTAACTAAAATTAATTTGATTAAAAGGTAGTGCAACATCTGATGTTGACTTTGTAGTATCTAGGTATTTATCTATGTTGTAAACTTGTGTACTAGCTGCATAATAACTATCTAAAGTTCTAACTACTATTGTACCAACATCATCAACAAATGCAGTAAGGTTAAATAAATTAAACAATCCCGAAAGAAAATCTATAATCTTCATTTTTGGTATTTGCTGAACTATGTTAAACTCAAACTTTTGGTCTGTTACAAAAGATGCGTTATTGTGGTATAAATCACTTCCAAATATAGGAGTACCACCTGGTTCTATCCAATTTAATTGCACATCAATATCATTAGCATTAAAAGACACGACACCAGATATTTCTAGTGTATATGTTGAGTTATTTATTAAACCAGATGAACCAGCATTTATGTCTAATGTCTGTGTACTTGTAACACCATTTAATTCACCAACAACAATACCACCATTTCTTAATACCCTAACATTATAAACAGCCGCATTGTCTACTGGGTCAAGTGTGTATCTTAACAAAGCTGGAGTAACACCTATGGGCGCATTTACAGTTATAACACCATCAGATACGGTTGATATATATTCTGTTGAACCAGATTTTACAACTAAATCATCAAGTCTTGTGTATATAACCTCAACTTGTGCAGCCTGTTCTACATTACCACTTTTGCGATGCAACCACATAAACAGATTGTGAAATTGTTCGTTTGTGTTGTCGTTAAAAAAATCATCTGAAAAAGTAATATTGTATTTACTTTCTATCGCATCAATAATTGCTTGTAATCTTATTGCATATTTAAACTCGTTCCAGGCTACACCATTTTTATTGTCTGATGAGTTTGTAGCAATATTGTTTATTGTAACCTCTGGGTCATAATCTGCTGCTGCTGCTGCACTACTATTATAAATTAATCTGTTTGTGTGTGTAATTAAAGGTACAAGTATATCATTGCTTACTACCCTCATTCTACTTGTTACATCTGTATAGTCATATATTTGGTTTTGGTTAAGTGGTAAACTTGCTAATTGATTGTCACCTAATATGTCTTTTAAGTCAACTGTGTTGCCAAAGAAAGTAATCTTGTATGTGTGTGCTAAATTGTTTTTAAGTTCAACACCTTGCAAAGCTATCTTACCATCTTTAAAAGGTAAATCATTTAATTCAATTCTTGCAGTTTGTTTTTTCCTTGCATCAAAACCACCACTAATATTAAAGTTATAATAGTGTTCAAATATCTTATTGTTTACACTTGATGCTGGTACAGAAAATGTTTGTGTAAATTCTGTAAATACCTTTTTTAAGTCTTTTACATTTTTTATAGTTTGTGTAAGTGATACACTTTCATCTTTAAATAAATCAACTCTTTTACCCTTTATATATAATTGTAGTTTACGCATTATCTAATGTTGTTTATGTAGTCAAATGCTTCTTCAAATTCTATTGTGTATTCTATTAGCCTATCGTTCACACTTGTTTTAAAGGCCATAGATGATGTTTTAACTTTTAACGGTATAACTATTCCACTTCCTTTTTTAAACGTAGACCACCAAATAAATTCACTTAATAATAATTCTTCAAATTGTTCGTTGGCAAACTCTGGGTAATATCCACTACTAAATGTATGTGTTTGTTTTGCTTGTGTGTTAAATACTTTGTTTGGTGCATCTTGTACAGAGTATGTTGCACCACCACTAGGATAGGTTATTGTGTTTGATTTGTAACCCTCATTTGTTCTGTTTAGGTTTCTAGTTTCTTTTAAGAAAAACCACAAGTCTTGCTGTGCGCCATATTTATTGATGTATATAATTCTGTTACCCTCACCATACTTTGTGCAATCAATTCTTTTTATATTACATACTACACCCTCTGCGGTTACACTTGTAGCAGATGCAGAAAATGATGTTGCTATAAGACCACTTGAAGATGTGATACTTGGTAACTTACCAGTTTGGTTATTAGGTGCTAATATTGTAAACGTATCAGGTGATGTGGTTTCGTTTATAGGTATTAGGTAAGTAGGTAAACTTCTACCAAATGGTATTACAGGATTTACACCCTCTGTAAAAACACCATAGGCTTCAAAGCCTTTATCAGATGAAGATATATCTAAACCAACATTAGCACCAGTACCATTTAAACCAGCTTTATTAGT